AGGGTCGGCTCAGTGTCGGCCGAGCCGCAAAAGGCCGCAGCGCTGCCGGCGCCTGTTATTGAGATTGAGACTGAGGCTACTCAATAATATGCGAACTGATTCTATCGCAGAGTTGGGCTTATTGAGACAACAGAAGAAGTCTCATCTCAACAACGGAATCCTATCGGAGTCATATATAATTGAATTGATAATGCGACAGGGTGAGAGCGGAGGGGGCGGTAAGGCATTTTCATTTCTTTGTAATCCCCCGACCGAAAGCGACTTACGAAATTTTTAATAAAAGCCATGCTAATCATCGCCGAAGACTCACCGCAATACCTCTTTGATGTCAAAGGGGTTACGCTGACCAAAGAGCTACCGGAACACAACCCGGTAGGCAATGACGGCAGCCTAGAAGAAATCTGCTTTTTAAGGGCCGCAAGAGAGCGCGGTTTTGTCACCTGGATGCCCATCGGACATAGCCAAAAGGCTGATGTGGCAATCTGGAGAACGCCGCATCGCCCGCTAACGGTTCAGGTGAAGAAGGCCCAGGCAAAGAATGGGCATTGGCGCGCCTACGTTGGGGCGGCTCGAGGCGGATGGACAAAGTCTCGTTTGCGGCGTGCAGGCAAGGCAGCAGACCCATACCGCCGTTATGGCATTGGGGATTTTGACATTTTGGCGGTCTATGTGCCCGCCGTTGATGCCTTCCGTTTTTGGCACCTGCCAACAATCGCCGGTCAGCTGCAGGTCACTATCAGCGATCTCTCAACCCTCAACAACTGGCACGTCATCGAAGACGCGCTCAAAGCCTAACTTTATGATCAAAGACATCCTCACCAAAGCAAAGTCAGCAATCAGTCAACCTATCGGTCAACCCGCCCAGGTTGTCGCCGCGGAACCCGCCAAGCCAGCACCGAAGGTTGAAGTCCCCTCGCCTGCCGCGGCGCCGGCCAAGAAGCTAACTGCCAAGGAGCAATCCGAGCAGACCGCCAAGCAGGTCGGCTACAACCCCGGCGATGAGGTTGGTGCGGTGATCTGTCGTCATCAGCCTGCGCGGCACCCTCACCTGCTCTTCGTGGAGGTGCCCGATTGGGCAGTCCCGGTGCGCTGCTGGGTGAAGGACGCTGCGAGCTGGTTACCCAGCAACCCGCCGCACAATCGCCTCAAGGCGCGCTACACCGGCATGGCCTCGGTTGAGGGCGATCTGATCTTTGAATCCTCTGATGTCAGCCGCAAAGCCCGCCTGCTCAAGACCCGATGAGTGTAGCCGCTACAGATTTCGTCTGGAAGAAAAGCACCGCCGAGGGCGCTGATCGGCTCGTTTTGCTGGCCTTGGCGGATTTCGCCGATGAGAGCGGCAACTGTTTCGGCTCTTGGGGCAAGCTATGCGAGAAAACGCGCCTCGGCCGCGCCACGGTCGCCCGGAGCCTGAAGCGACTGCAGGGAGCTGGGCACTTGGTATTGGTTGAGAAGGGCCACCGGAAGCTGGCCGGAGATGGCGCGGAGGCATCGATTTGGAACATTCCGGGCGTTGCCGACGAGATGGGTCTCAGAATGAGACCGGTCTCAAATCGAGACCCAAGTGGTATCAGAATGAGACCCAAGTGGTATCAGAATGAGACCCCAACAATAAGGAACATAAAGGAACGTAATAAAGGCGCTGACGCGCCAGCTCCGGCGATTTCATCGCCTTCGCATCCTTCTTCCTCGGAAGCATCGGCACCCAAACCAAAACGCGCTTCCTCTCCCAAATTTGACCCAGCATCTATTCCCCTACCGCATGGCCCGGGACTAGCGCGTGCCTGGGCTGAGTTTGCCCAACACCGGCGCGAGATCAAAGCGCCGCTGACGCCCACCGCAGCCAAGCGCATCATCGATGACCTCGGCGCTGTCAACGAAGCGGCCGCCGTCGAAGCTCTCCGCAAGAGTGTGAAGCACGGTTGGCGCGGAGTCTTTGTAGATCCTCCAGCCACAGCACCGAAGCTCGTTGCCCTGCCGCCCCAAGGTCAACCTCGGCAATCCGCCCTAGAGCGCTCCCTTGAAGAGATGCGCCAAAAATTCGAGAAGGAGAATGCAGCGTAAATTCGCAAGAATCGTTAGGGGTATCCCAATAAATGTCCGACCCTCTCCTTAATATTTCTCCAATACTTTTTATGAAACCCGCAAAAAGCACCAAGAAGGCGAGCGCCCGCAAGGCGCCGAAAGCAACCAACCTCCAAGTCAACGTGGCCTACCTCGAGCAGATCGCCGATGAGGCCATCAGCACGATCATGGTTTTGCGCGCCTTGGTCGCACAGCTTGCCATGAAGCAGGAGGAAAACGATGCACGCTAAGAACGGCCGCCCAATTCGCATTGAGGATGGCGTCCCGGGCTACCCCCGCATGCATCATCTGCAAATCCATCGCGCGTGCGACCGATTCCTGGAGAGCCGCGGGCTGACTACGGTCAGCTCGTCCCGCCGCAACACATGGCTCTTCGGTAAGTCGGCAAGGAGGGCAAAATGATGGTGCCCGATCTGGTGGTCGGCGAGGTCGGCTTCGGTGACAACTTCAGCTCCTATGCGGAGCTGGAGTTCCTCCGCAATGAGGACCGGCGCCTCGCTGCGGAGATCAAAGATTTGCAGGCCGAGAACCGCGAGCTGATCAAGCGCGCCAACCGGCTCAAGCGCGCGCTTATGCGCTGCGCTGCATTGTCCGAAGAAGTTTCCAACGAAAAACACGAAGCCCTGCTCATGGCAGATCAGCCGCTATGAGCGCTGGCAAAGGCGATACCCCGCGGCCGGTAAATGGCCCAAAATACCGGGCCAATTACGACCGCATTTTTTCGCCAAAAACATCCAAAAAATCCTTGTCTTCTGTGCCTACTTTTGCCAACATGTGCCAACAGATCACGCCACGACAGAAAGCCGTAAAACGTCATGGCCACTGAGCACCAACCACCACCGCCACCCGAACACCACATCACGCCATGGTTAGAAGAATCATTTCGCTTAGTCGACGCAGCCTGCGACCGCTGGGAACGTCGCCGCGCGCAGCTCGCCCGGAGGAAAAAAGAAAATGAGCGTCAGCGAACTCACGCTCTTCAGCCTGCTGATCGGGACGCTGGTTTTGATTGTCATAATGTTTAGCGATGACAACGACGGAGGACACGCCTAAATGAAACGCACTGTTCCCCAATCGCCCGCCACCGAGTGCGCCGTGCTCGGAAGCCTGATGGCCGAGCCGAATCTCATCGATGAGGTAAGCGGCCTCCACCCTGACCTGTTCTTCACGCCGGCGCACCGGCTGGTCTTCGAGACCATCACCGAGGTCCGCGCGTCCGGCGGCACACCCAACGTCATCGCCGTGACTCAGCGCATCGATGCCGCGCACAAGCTCAACTCACTCGGCGGCGCCGGCGCCCTCACTGAGATGCTCGGCAACTCCGCGGGTGGCCCCGCCGCAGTCGAGTACCACGCGCAGACATTGCGCGACCTCCACGCCCGCCGCCGCATCATCGACGCCTCGGTCGCCATGCAAGCCGCTGCCCAGGATATGGCCGCGGACGCCGACAGCGTCCTTCAGCAAGCCGGCGAGTCCGTCCTCAGTCTTTCCCTCACCACCGCCACCGACAGCATGCGCGCACCGAGCGCAATTGTCCCGGGCCTCCTCGACGAGCTGGAGGCGCTCATGTCCGGCGGCAAAAAGCTCGGCCTGCAGACCGGCATCCGCGACTTCGACCAAGTCACCGGCGGTCTTCGCGGAGGACAGCTCACGATTGTCGCCGGTCGCCCCGCCATGGGCAAATCGGCACTCATGCTCAACATGGCCGACAACATGAGTCGCCGCGGCGTCCCGGTCGTTTACTTCAGCCTTGAGATGCCCGCCAACGAGTTGGCCGCGCGCGTTGTTTTAAGCCGCGCCGAAACCAACACCGAGATCATTCGCAACGGCTTCCTTACCGCATCAATGAAGAGCCGGATCATGGATGCCGCCACGCAGTTCAGCACCGAGCCGCTCTACGTTGATGACCGCGGCGGCCTCACGCTCCTCGACATCCGCGGCCGCGCCCGCCTCGCCGTCCGCCGCTGGGGCGTGAAGTGTATCTTCGTTGACTACCTCCAGCTCGTCTCACACTCCGGCGCCCAAAGCCGCGAAAACGAAGTCGGCTTTGTCAGCCGCGGGTTGAAGGCCATGAGCATGGAGTTAGGGATTCCCGTAGTCGCCGCCGCCCAGGTTAACCGCCAAGCGGAAAACCGGAGCGACAACCGCCCCAAGCTCTCTGACCTCCGCGAATCCGGCAGCATCGAGCAAGACGCCGACATCGTATGCCTCGTCCATCGTCCCGCCTACTACGCCGTGCAAGACGAGGAACCGGAAGTCCAAGACGCCGAGCTGATCGTTGCCAAACACCGCGCCGGCAGAACCGGCACGCTCAACCTCACATGGCGTCCCTCGCTCACCCGCTTTGAAGGCACCGCACCCGCGGGACGCACCAGCGACAGCGATGGCTCCGTCTACGCGCCGGCGAAACAACTTTGGGAGGCCATCAATGAATAGCCGAGCCAAAGGCGCCCGCGGCGAGCGCATGTGGCGTGACGAGCTGCGCGAAGCCTTCGGCGACTCCGGTATCCGCCGCGGTCAGCAATTCAGCGGCCTCGGCGACTCGCCCGATGTCGTCTGCCCGTGCCTCCCCGACTTCCACTGGGAGCC